GTTATTTGATACCAACTTATTATCTTTAATGGGATTATTTGTTGCTGGGAGATCTATAAATATGTATGGTATGTGTACTTTTAATCCTGTTAATGAATATATGGAATTTCTAAATGCTATTTTCTACCTTAATACTCATAGAATAAAATATGAAAAATTAGAAATTCTTGTAAATAAATATAATTATACTCCCATTAGGACAGAACTACTCAAAGAAATTTTTAATAAATATAATGATAAGACATTTGTAAAATATAGAATACAAAAATTGCCTCATATTATTAAATGTAAATATGACCCATCTAAGGATAACGAAAGATTAACCAACACTTGTTTCCAAGTGAATGGTTATTGTATACAAAGAAATTATCCTTTTAAATTGCACAAATGTGAAGTTAACGAATTAGAATCTGTATATAGACAAATTCAATCAGGTATATATTATGATGAGGCTATAATGATTGAATTTATTAGTTGGGCCCAAGATCAAATAGATGAAATGATAAATCAATTTGTAATTGAAAAAGGTTTTAAAATGATGACATTAGAAGAATATTATTCCAAACTTGGCCCAAAGAGAAGAGAATATATTGAAGGTTATGAATCATATTTATCAACAGTCAAAAGAGTGATGGCCTTTAAAATGCATAATAAAAGCGATGAAAAAATCGTGTGGACTCCAGATAAGGTCAAAGGTAAAAGTAGGAACATTTGTGCTCAGATGCCTATGGGGAAAATAGTATTAGGAATGGTTTGTGAACTAGGCATGCAAGTTATACACTCACAACCTTGGTGTGGTCCTGGTCAATCATTAGCTGCGCGTGGTAAAAAATTTTCCCAGTGGCTTCGCGAATTAGGTGCTAATACTGGCGCCTTATGTTGTGATGGGTCTTCTTTCGACAGCACACAACATGATGTGCTTATACATAAAATAGATGGTTATTTCTTAAGTAGTATTGTGAAACATAATCCTGAGTTAAATATGTATTTTGAAACTAAAGATTTGTTAAAATATTGTAACCAACATGTATATACTATTTTTTCAAAAATCCATAATATAAGTGACAGGGGCTGTTATATGTATAGAATCGCCGGTACTCAACTCTCCGGCCGAATGAATACCTGTTTAAGTAACACATTAAGATCTGCCTTATATGTAAAATTTATATTGCATAAAATGGGTAACATAGGTAAATTCTTTAAATTTGAAGTAAATGGAGATGATCAGATTATTTTCGCTAATAATAACTTTTTTAAAAAATATGAGGAAGTTGCTACCCAATATGTGTATAGTAAAGAGGAAACGAATCAGTGTCATGGATTAGGTCAGATTTGTAAAATATTTGATAAATATCCTGACATCACTGGCGCTGAGTATTTGTCAAATTATTTATTAAAATCAGATGACGGGGACATCTGTTTAATTAGGAAACCAGAGAGATTTTTGCAAACTTTTTGTTTTACTTATAATAATAGTTATAAAAAATTAAATAAATTTAAATTATGTCAAGCTACACTTGCTAAGCAAGTGTCTGAAAGTTTAATATTAGACTACTATAATATAGATTTCTTTTATAAAATAGCTTCTAAAATGCATTCTTTAGCTTGTAAGCAATATATTAGTATTTTAACTAGTAAAAATAGAGTAAGTAAGGGAGTTATGTATAAAATAAGGGCTGTCCGTGAAAAGGAGAAAAGATTATTACAATATAAAGTATCTTACGAACCTATAGATAAAAAATTTAACCAAGTCTTTATAAATTTTTTGAACGATAAGTTCAATATAAATGACCAAGATTTGGCTGAATATTATGAAAATATTGAAAAAATGAAATCATTAGATGACGAAATGTATGTAAATTTAGTTGATAAATTGCACCCTAAAACTTATAGTAATATTAAATTTAATAACATTTTAC